TGGCTCCATTGGAATTTGGGTGCCTTGCTGACGACATAGTCAGATGATACACCCTAGTATTTGGGTACCCACGGTCATAATCTAGATCGCGTACCTCATAGTTTGTGCGATAACCAGGCTCAAAGCGCCACACACTATAGTATGGAAAATCCACCTCTAGTGTTTGGTTAACAGATGATTGCGTAACAGCACCACCAGCCATACCTGTATATGAATCAATCAAATCCCCATCTTTAAGTAGGGCAACTCGTGCCATTTCAGCTGTGTTCAATGCTTCTGTACCTACGGCACTCTGTACATATAAATTTGTAATGCCAAAGCGCACATTTCTCTGCTCCACAGACAATTTGGAGAATTGATTGTAATGTACAGTTGGTACGAACTTCCATCGAATGGAACCTCTACTGCCTGCAAATCCGAGTGTAATGTAATTTAGCAATGTAAAATTAACCAAATTCCAATTACCACCAACGACTGGTGTCACCGCATTGGGCATGGGTCCCTTTAGTCTAGGAAAAATTGTTCTCCGCGACACAGACTCCCATTCAAGGAACCCAGTAGTATTAGTTGACATTCTCTCATGATGATTGAATCGCTTAATTAATGGACGAAACGAATCAATCGTCTCACCATAATAAACATCGCCAACGCGTGTTGGTAATCTACCAGCTGTCATATCGACACATGAATCTTGTGTGGGTGCATTATCCTCTTGAAGGTCTCCTTCACTGTGAATCTCGCCCAATTGTGCTTGCAACTCACCTGATTGTGCACCAAATCCAAATGGCTCAACTGCAAAATACCCCAATCTATTACTAGGGTCCCTAAATGTAAGATCAGGACCACCTTTAACAAACACATTAACTTCCACATCATTATCAGCTATATCGTTTGGTGTTGTAAGGTCGTTCTGAACAACTACAGATAAAGTACCATTGTGTGCAAATTGTGGATCATTTGTAAATCGAGTTGTGGAATGTACTTCTGTAGCTGCATCCAACCCTGGCACCAACATCTCTTTGTATGTCTGAGGTTGTGCCATGGGTATGGATATAGTACAATCAGAAGTATGCTTCAAATCAATAATCTTTGAGTATGACGTGAGATATTGACTATGAGTAGCCTCACCTGCAGAAGCATAATTTGGATCATAATTGATACGCAACTTTCCATTGTGCATCTTTGAGCAGACTACTTGAAATCGAAATTCAAGTGAGCCACTCCATGAATTGAATGGTAAAGCTGCAAAAGCAGTTGCTGTCAAGTAATTTGTCGTACCTTGAGAGCGCCAAATCATTGGCGTAACTCTACAATTAAACAGAAAATTTTCAGGAGCTGATGATTTTGGCCATATAAATGTTTGAAACCAAGATTCATGACTCACGATGTTCTGTATTGACAAGGGATCGACATCACTCGAACTACCAGAGATACGAGGATCTATGGACATTTCTTGCTTATCATCAACTGCCAATCTTTCTGAAGCATCAGGTACGGTTGTCAAGGCCATTGACGAAAATGGCCTCGGCTTCAATGGTTCTGGTGTTTTGGTTAATGGTGGTCTACTCATACCAAATACCTTAGCCATAGCTGCTGTACCTGTTGCTAAGGCAGCTGTTGCATTTGCATATGGACCTATATACGGTACCTTGCCCATAGCAGATGCCAGACCCGCCACTTTTGTGGCTGGCCCTGAGATTACACCTTCCTTGTTTGCTTGATCAATTTCTCCCATTTGTGGTTGAAGCGCTGATGTATCAATACTTGTTAATCCAGACAATTCAACATCCTTCATCCAAGCAAATGTTGTAACTGTTACTGGATCAGTACCATTATTAGCATGCTTCAATGGATTAATCGTACGCAACAAGATATTACCCATATTGATCCATTCCCTAACTGTTATATTCAGTGTATCTCTGTGATAGAAAAATGGAATTTCCATGTATCCAGCACTAGAATCAGAAGGATCAATAAAGAACTTGGGCAAATTTGTTATACGAACAAGTGTGTCGCGATCCAAAGCTGCATAATTGTTAACATCATCATACCTATGATAGGGCTGATATGCTGCAATTGCTCTCCCATAATGAAAAGGAGTTCCACTGCAAACAATTTTGAAACACAATGTTCCTCGAAACATCTTGTAATTGTTTATACGGTTCACAATAACAGGATGCTCTAAGTAATCGTCCCAGGGATTAATATCTGCAAACAAATTGCCTCCAACCGGCCAATTGTAAGAATTTAACTTCAATGGGCGCTCAAAGTAATTGGCAAATTTTGCAAAAGTTTCATCCTTAGCACTACGTACTTCATCAACTGCAGATGGTATAATAACTGAATGCCCTTCCTTGTCGTCCGCAAAAACAAATTGTTGCTGACGTGTTATTGATTTTACATCACCAGCAGATGATGGTTGATCAAGTACACCCATATGTGCCTCCAAGTTTGCAAATCTAGGAGGCAATAAAATACTAGTGTTGGATTCACTACGCACATTACATGCAGGGTAAAACAGACCAGTCTCATCCATATCCATGGACCATACGACAGACTTAGCCACCTCATCCGACATCTCAGGGACAAGGTCTGCAATAACTCTAGTGAAAAATCTACCATGGTTTTCAAATTCACCATGAAAGCCTCCAATACTAACGCGACTCTTCAACAACTGTGTGATAGATGCACTCAATTCCATCTCTAGGAATTGAAGCGTTTTCTCACGCAATTGCCAAAAATACGCACGGAAAGCATCACACCAGCCAACGGTGTGAAACTCATAGTAATGCA